CCCTTGCGGGTCTCTCTTGTGCAGTGTACTTTAAAGTATGCTGTGCCGTAAGGATGTATGATGCGTACGAGAACGAGGTCGAAATCGGTACCTGGGCTGAACATTTCTTTCAATTTGAAAGCAATGAGCCCTTCTAACCCCACACACATACGTGGTAAGGTTATAAGGTACACCGTAAAAGTTCCACCGATTTACCATCGGTTGGAACGAATATGGGACGATAATGACCGCCGTAAGAAGAACGAGAAGCCGTGTTGCCACTATAAAGTGGAATTCGACCCTTATTCCTCATATGGATACACACCCTGGATCACTCGTTCAACGAATGATATAGGAAATTGGGCGGGTAACTGCCCAAATCTTGTGTTCGCTTCTCAATTCAGTGACTACATGTCCATTGGTATGGGCACGTACAAACTGTTTGATGAAACCAACAGGCGGGACTTTGTTCCTCCCCCTGCTGACCTCATGAATCTTATTGACGCGTCCTTGCGGACGATGTTACCTAAGACTCCTAAGGCTGATCTGTCGATCGTCAACTCCATTTTGGAGTTGAAAGATCTACGATCTCTTCCTCAGACCCTCCTTAAGTTAAAGGGCTTGGCTCAGTGGCTCAATCATGCAGTTGGTTTTCGAACCATTGCAAAACTAAAGCACACTAAGGGGTTATACAAAAACTCCGCCGTAGCAAAGAAAGTCCGTGCATCTTTTTCTACAGATGCTGGACATACGCTAAGGGAGGTCTCGCATGCAGCGGCCGATACTAATTTGCAATGGCAATTTGGTATTCGTCCGCTGATTCAGGACATCTGCGGTGTTTATGCCGCAGTTATGGCTGCATGGAAGCGAATGAAAACACTCGCTGACATCGGTGAAGGGAGGAATGTGAAACACTATAATAAGTGGTTCTTTCCTCGCGAGTTGATGGGAGCAATCCCACCAACGACTAATACAGGAGCCGCCTTCGGGCAATGGGATGAGTACCAATGCCTGAACCCTTATTTGGGTACCGGTTCCTGCGTATATGGTTCATGCTCAACAAACTATTGGCTTAATCGCCGTTGGGTTGTTGCGCCGGCCAAGTTCCATGCCAAAGTGGTATATAATTACCACTTGGATGACTACGAACGAACGCATGCACGGTGGTTAACCATGCTAGACAGGTTGGGATGGAATCTCAACCCATCGATCGTTTGGAATGCCATTCCGTTCTCGTTTATGGTTGACTGGTTCTTCGACGTAAGTCGATTACTAGATGATCTAGCGATAACGAACATGTCACCAAAGACTAACATCCTAGACTATTCGTGGAGCTGGAAGACCAGACGAGTGATCAAGAGTAAATTAATACCTTACTCGACTCCTCCGTCTGACTGCCCGTCCCCGATGGTCGTACGCCTCCCTGATGTAGTGGAAACGGCTTATCGCCGCGACCCTTCACCAGTCTGGAGACAGAGCCAGTTTGTAACTGGTGGGCTGAGCTTGAACAAGATCAGCCTCGCAGCTTCTATTGGAATTCTCCGATGGAAGCCGCGACGTAGAGCCTAACTAGCTCTCAACAAGTAACCAATAGGTTTATCGCCTACTCGGAAACGAGGAAAGATAGTAAGCATGTTACCAACAACCCTTAATACCAACGAAGTCAAGAACGCCGCAGGCACCGAAGTTGAATTTCAACGACGGGGCGTGTGGGGCGAAGACGGCATCGAGTTCTCGGCTATTGCCGAGGTCCCTAACCGTGAGCATCGCATTCGTGTCGGCCACCGTGAAAACGGCACCGGCATCATGCGTGTTCGCGAATCTGTCATTCAGGTCTTTAAGATCGTGGATGGCACTATTGATCTTAGCAAGACTGCTAAGATCATGGCACAACTTAAATTGACCATTCCCATCGGGAATATTTCGGATTACTCCGAGGTCAAGAATGTTGTGGCTGAGTTGGGGTCGTTTACGTACTCCCTTGGAGCTACGACGACTATCCTGTTCGATGGGACAGGCAACGGTGCTGCAGCTGTCATCAATGGCCTACTTTAACATAACTTCTTGTTATGGCAAATGGCCACTCTGCACAGTCTGCGACAGTGAATCAAACCGCCGACGAGCTTTGGGCCGACCTCTGTGAAGAGATCGGCTTGTTGCTCAGTCTTAGCGTACATGACATGTCTGCTGGAGACTATCTTAAGCAACGCAAGTTGCATTTGGATAAGATCCTGCAGATTCAAGAAAGACTTGACCTTACGGTTAAGTCCAACATGAATCATGTATCTGTTTGACACCTGTTGTTTAATGTAACACAGTTACATTCGGACTTCAAAGGGACGTCAGTAAGGGTTGGCATGCTCAAGGATGGTTACCATTATGGAAACCACTAAGAGCCTTGACCTCAAAGAGATCATGACCGTCGCCCTCACCGACGCTTCTCGCGTCCATGGTGAGTACTTTAGTACACGTGCACTACGATTGACACTTAACAAGTGTCTCTCTAGACTGCAATCTGAAGGAATTGGTTTCTTTACGAAAACAATGCCTCGCTTAGGCAAGTTGCTTGATAAGCATCTTGCCTCCGATACACCTTTCAACAACATCGGATCTGGCTTTAAAACCAGACCTGGTGCTAGCTTCCCTAATTTCTTAGGTGAGCTATTTGAAAGGGTATTCGATAACAGCGGAGTTATCCTCCCAGACGCCGACGCAACTTGCGTTCGGACTTTACGCCAACTCCTCTACTTAAGTTATAAGTATGAGTTGCCGTACTCAGAAGAGCAGGAAGATCAAGTGATAGAAGCCTTTAAGGCTTCCGAACGAGATCTTGCTTCTAACGACGAGTTATTCATTGAGTTATATGAAAAACTTGAAGAAGTTCACACTCTACGCACTAAAAGTGCTTTTAGTGGTGAACGATGTGATAGCTATGTTTCTGCCATTCCCTTCAGTCCTTGTCCACCGCATTATTTTAGCGGGGATAAGTATTTTGGAGGAACAGACAGACGACTCGCTATCGCACAACGAGCTAGAATAGCACTCTCACGAGTGTTTTCTACCTTTGACCCACATGACATCCAGCCTAGACATGGTCCGGGCGCTGTTGCTCAGAAGCAAAAGCGTTCGGCCAAGTTTATCTGGACTAATGTCAGTGGTAGGATCACAGAACAATATCCCTTAGATGCGTACTTCTACGCGTCATTAGGGCATGTCTGTGATAAAGGCAGTGATCCTTTTAAGGAGATCACTACCGATTCTTTATCCGCACGAGTTTGTCTCGTGCCTAAAGATTCTCGTGGACCCCGTCTTATCTCGTGCGAACCCGTTGATTATCAATGGATTCAACAAGGTATGCTGAGGTCCCTCGTTAGACACATTGAAGATCACCCCCTTACCAAAGGATGCGTGAACTTCACGAACCAGGAAGTTAACCAGAAATTGGCCCTCCACGGGTCAAGAACTGGAGACTTTGCGACACTAGATCTCAAAGAGGCTAGCGATCGCATTCATCGTGGTTTAGTCCGACTCCTGTATCCTGAGCACATTTTTGTGTGCCTGGATGCAATGAGAAGTTCTTCCACTGTGCTTCCTAATGGAGAGGTTTTACAGCTCAGAAAATTTGCGCCGATGGGGTCAGCTATATGCTTTCCCGTATTGGCGCTCACTATCTGGGCCCTCCTCGTTGGGTCAGCACCGAACGCGGATATTCGTAAGAATATCTATGTATACGGTGATGATGTCATTGTCCCGACAGCTTTCGCTGAAGAAGCAATGACCACTCTTGAACTTTTTGGTCTTATGATCAACAAAGCCAAGAGTTGCTTCCAAGGATTCTTCCGTGAATCCTGTGGTATGGATGCCTTCCGAGGCATCGATGTCACGCCTGTTCGACTTCGAACAGTCTGGAATGAGTCACCCGCCGCTGGCCCCTATGAATCGTGGATTAGCTATGCTAATTCATTCTTTTCTAGGGGGTTTACCGGTTTGCACGATTTAATTCGTGACAGGTTACACGCTGTTTATGGCGCGATACCTGAATACCAAGGTAAGACTATGTCTTACCCGGGCCTCATCGGTACACTAAGCGGTCTTGAACGACATCGTCGACGTTATAACCCAAGCTTTCAAAAGTTTGAGTATCACGTGCGAGTTGTCGAGTCCAAGACCATCAATGAAGAGAGTCACGGTTGGATTCGTCTTCTGAGATTTTTCTCAGAAAACGGTCCTTCCCATATCGACTCCTCATCCTTACATCGATCGATTCTAGATTCTAGACTCGAATTCGATTCCAGCAAGTATGCTATCCCTCGGGCCACGAAAGTGGTGCGAAGGTGGCGGTAATGATCATGGCTTATCCCCAATAAGGATATGGAGGGAAACCTCAGTAACAAGAATCGCAG